CATAGGCCCCGAGGTCTGCGAGAAGGTCGCAGACGTCCTCGTGCTTCCCCCGTTAGGTCCGATCCCGCAAATCTACTTGGGCGGCGAGCTGCTCATACCGGAAGAAGCGGATGCGTTCTCCCGGGCCGATGGCTTCGCCGACACCGGGGAACTGCTTGCGTTCCTCGACGAGCGTTACGGACTTCCGTTCAGCGGGTTGTTGATCTGCTGGAAGTTCACGCCGACCTACTACCGGGTGCAATGACATGGACAAGAAAACCGCGATCGATAAGATCCATAAGTGTCTGGCGCTCGCCAAGTCGAGCACTGAGCACGAAGCAGCGACGGCACTTCGCCAGGCGCAGGCGCTGATGCGCGAATATGGCGTGAGCCATCCCGAGGTGCTGGCGGCGGGCGTCGTGCAAAAGGCAGCGCTCGCCAGCGGCAACCTCAAGCCCACAATCTACGAAACCAGCTTGGCAAGCGCGGTAGCCCGGTCGTTCGGTTGCGATCTCGTGTTCTCTGCCGGCTGGCGACCTGGTGTCGGCCACGTTGGCAGTTGGGTCATGATCGGCCACGAGCCTGGTCCCGATGTCGCCTCCTACAGTCTGGATGTGCTCTACACCCAGTTGCAGCGCGCCCGCAAGGCGTACAGCAAAGCGGCACTCAAGCGCTATGGCAAGAAAAACAAGATTGCGAAGGCTGATGCCTTTTGTGAAGGCTGGGTGAACCAAGTCCGGCTATTGGTGCCGCCGATGGTTCGCACCGACGACCAGGACGCGGAGGTGGAAGCGTACAAGGGCATTCACTATCCGCAACTGGGATCGCTACAGCCCAGGGAGCGCAAGGTCAGTCGCAAGACGGACACATCCGACGACTATGCGTCCGGGCTTGCCGCGGGCCGGTCTGCGCAGCTCCACCGTGGTCTCGGCCGCTCCGGCGCTCCGGCCTTGCTGGAGGGCTGACCATGCAGCCAGTCACCGCCGACGATCTTCGCCGCCGTGAGATCCGCCTCATTCAGATCGCCAAGCGCGACCTGCAGCTGCAGGACGACGAATACCGCGACCTGATGCAGACGGTCACGGGGAAGCGTTCGTCGACGGAACTGGACTGGACCCAGCGCAAGCGGTTCCTGGATCATCTCAAGAAACTCGGGTTCAAGCCGAAGACTTCAGGAACAGGCAGGAAGCGCCAGGCGCCGATCGCGCGGTCTCCGGATGATCGGCACGCCGAGCGCTGGGACAAAGCTCGGGCGCTCTGGACGCTGCTCGCCGAAGCTGGCGCAATCCAACACAACACCGATGCCGCGCTGATGGCCTACGTCCAGCGCCAAACCCAGGTTGATGCCTGGCGCTTCTTAAACGGCTACCAGATCAACACTGTGATCGAGAGCCTCAAACGTTGGTGCAGGCGACTGAAGATACAGGTGGAACATGGCTGATGCGACCGAACTCTATATCGACCGCTACTTCGGGCCAGAATACCCGGAGCTGCTACAGCTGATCGGGACAGAGATCTTCGTGTCGCTGATGGAGGATCCCTCGCTCAAAGCCCTGGGCGAGGACCGCCTTGCTGCGATGTGCTTCCGGGTGACCGAACAGGTCCGCAGCTCCGTGGGCGGCACCAACCTGTATATTGCCAAGGGCCAGCAGTACGAGGTTTCCCGCCGAGACCGGCAGATCTGGCAGCAGTTCCGCGGCGACAATTACGACGCACTCGCGATCGAGCACGGGCTCAGCACCATGCGCATTCGACAGATCATCAAGCGCGTCCGCACGGCTGAACTGCGCAAGCGTCAGTCGGACCTCTTCGCTCAGGTCGATGCTGAACAAGTCGGGACTGGAAATTAGGCCCGTAGCGCCGCTTTTAGGGGGATGGGTGGTGCCAGCGGCCGCAGCCGCGCCCGTTCGTCGCTTCTAGGCCCCTTTGGAACGATTTGGAACGGGGTCTAATCCGTCCGGCCACCCGCATTAAGCACTTTCGCCCGCGCGCGAGCCCAGAACAAAGCAAAAACTCTAAAGCGCTTTACTGTGCCGCCACCTGCCGCATCGCCACGATAGCGGCATGAGCACACCAGCCACCGCACAACCGATCGAAATCTTCCGCGCCGGCCGCCACACGTCGGTCGATGGCCGGACGTTCGATTTCACGCCCGAGCAGCTGCGCGCCGCCTGCGCCGCCTACAACCCGGCCCTGCACGAAGCTCCGCACGTGATCGGCCACCCGGACTCCACTGCGCCTGCCTACGGCTGGGTGGCGGAGCTGCGGTTCAACGAAGCGACCAACGCGGTCGAGGCGATCAGCAAGCAGGTCGAGCCCCAGTTCGCCGAGCTGGTTCAGGCTGGCCGCTTCAAGAAGCGAAGCCCGACCTGGTATCTGGCCGGTGATCCCAACAACCCCAAGCCCGGCACGCTCTATCTGCGTGATGTGGGCTGGCTCGGCGCTCACCCCCCCGCGGTCAAGGGTCTGCAGGACGTCTCTTTCGCCGAACACGACCAGGCTGTGTCATTCGCCGAACCGATCGTCGCTGGCGTGCTGACCGGCCTTTTCCGACGCTTTCGTGAATGGATGATCGCCAACGGCGGCGGTCTGGTCGAGGCGGATCGCGTCATTCCCGAATACGTGCTGGACGACCTCGAACGCGAGGTGCGGCCTTCCCCCGAGCAAACGCCGGTTCCGTTCTCCGAACCGAAAAACCCTACCAAGGAAGAAGACATGAGCAAGGAACTGCAGGACCAACTGGAAGCGGCGAACCGCAAGAACGCCGAGTGGGAGGCGAAGTTCGCCGAATCCCAGAAGCGCGAGAAGGAACAGCGTCACGCGGCCCACGTCGCCTTTGCCGAAGGGCAGGTCAAGGCAGCCAAGCTGCCGCCGAACGCCAAGGATGGCCTGGTCGCCGTGCTGGATACCCTCGCGGGCGCTGCCGAGGCACAGCCCATCCAGTTCAGCGAGGGCGGCAAGACCGAGACGCTGGCGCCGGCCACCTGGCTCATGAACCTATTCGGCCAGGCCAAGCCACTGGTGCAGTTCGGCGAGTTCAAGGGTGGTGCCGATCCGACCGCTGCGTCCAGCCAGGTCGCCAGCGATGCCGACTTCGACCGTCTGGTCGGTGAGCACATGGCGGCGCACAAGGTGAGTTACGCGGAAGCGATGAACGCGGTTTCCGCGCGCTTCTCGGTCTGACCGCCACGCACCGATTCCCCAAGACTCCAAGGAACCCATCATCATGATGACCCTCGAACAAATCCGCCTCAAGCAGAACCCGATCCTGACCAACATCCTGTTGGGTATGGGAACGGGAACCATGATCGCGGAACGCCTGTTTCCCCGCCTGCCGCACGCGCTGTCCTCGGTCGTGATCGCCAAGCTCGGCGACGAGCGCTTCCGCCGCTACAACCTGCGGCGCGCGCCGGGCGCTGCCACCAAGCGCGTCGACATTATGTTCGAGGGCAAGGTGTACACCGTCGAGCAGTATGCCGTCGAAGTACCGATGCCCCGTGAGCTGCTGCGCGAGGCCGACGAGCGCCAGCCCCTGGAGGTCCGCAGGTTCCTGCCGGTATCCACCATCGCGATGACGACGGCGATGGACATCCTGAACCTCGATTACGAGCTGGACGTTGCGGCGGTTGCCACCGCCTCGGGCTCCTATGCGGCGGGCAATACCCTGGCGTTAGCCGGCGGCACGAAGTGGTCGGCCGCGACGGGCACGCCTGTGACCGATATCCGGGCCGCCGCGGAGGTCATTCGCAAAAAGGCCGGTGTACGTCCCAACACGATGATCTTCTCGGCTGATGCCTGGGCGGCGTACGAAGGCAACGCCGAGGTCAAGGGCTATCTGCCGAGCACTCAGACCGGTCCTGCAACGGTCGACCAAGCCAAGGTCCAACTGAACGTCAAGAACATCTACATCGGCGACGCGATCTGGAAGAACGAAGCCGGCGTGGGCCAGGACGTCTGGGGCAACAACGCGATCCTGGCCTACGTGCCCGAGATTTCGTCGACGGGTGCCAACGTCAGCCTGGCGCAGCCCGCCTTCGGCTTCACCAACGTGATCGAAGGCCACCCGTTCGCCGAGGCGCCGTACTACGAGAACTCGTCGAAGAGCTGGATCTATGGAGGCACGTTCGAGCGCAAGCCCAACGTTGCTTACGGCGAGGCCGGCTTCCTCTTCACCAACCCGAAGTGATTTTCGAGCGGGAGACGTAGAGCCCGCGTATGCAGGCCGGCCGAACACCTGAAGCCGGCGACCGTAGCGTCTGACGAACCCCCGGGCCGGCCGGCCCGGGGCGTAGCAGGCCAAGCAAGGAAGAGAACATGCTCAAAGCCAAGATTGCCATCGAGACCTTCATCGAGGGCGAGCGCACGCGCTTCGAACCGGGCGAGACGGTGTTCGGACTGCATCTGTCCGACGAGATCGCGCTGAAAGCCAGTGGTGCGATCGTGGACACCGAGGAAATCGCCGAGGAGGCGGAGTTCGCGCGGCTCAAGGAAGGCGAGGCCGCGAAGGTCTTTCAAGGCGCTCGCCGGTACGTCCAGCTGCAAAACGAATCGCTCACCCAGGGTGTCGCACCGACCGGCGCAGAAGGTGGTGCCACGACTGGCTCCGGTGCCGACGGCACGCAACAAGCGCAGAACGAATCGCTGACCCAGGACATCGCACCGCCCAGCGCAGAAGGTAGTGCCACGACCGGCTCCGGTGCCGACGGCACGCAACAAGCGCAGAACGAATCGCTGACCCAGGACATCGCGCCGACCAGCGCAGAAGGTAGTGCCACGACCGGCTCCCAGAAGGTAGTGCCACGACCGGCTCCGGTGCCGACGGCACGCAACAAGCGCAGAACGAATCGCTGACCCAGGACATCGCAGCGACCG